CGAGTCCACTGGTCGACGTCATTTATATTTTCCTCTATATACAGGACCTGTCTTGGTATGATTTCATCAATCTCAAATGGATATCGTCCAGAAACAATATCGTCCCAAGTGACTGCAGAGTATGTTATTCCATATCTAATGCGCATTTTTTCCATGAGACGTGTGATAAGTTCATCTCTACTTATACCAATAAGAGGCTCATATTTATCATAGTGTTTACCGTGTCTAATTGCATTGCTTATCTTAGTGCGCAAATCATTGGACCACTGACGCCCCATATGCTGTCGGTAGCAATGCAAGCAACTGCATGACGCTACCTGTGCATACCCTTCAAGTCCATATTGACCCTTGTATCGGGTGGAATTAACATCGGAATTGCATAATTGCCTAGACCTTGGGTTCTCGTCACCTTCTGTAACACACACTGATAAGACATGGCTTCCGTCTTCTCGCGGTTTAATCGATACAAGTCTGATATCGGTGTCATTATGGTCCCATGTTTCACCGGGTGTTAAAGCACGATTTGATTTTGATACCACCGTCTTGGACTGTTTAATTGACTTCTTCTTCATTGACTTCTTCTTCGTTGACTTCTTCTTCGACTTCTTCATCGATTTTGATTTGAGTTTAAGTCTTTTCATTGCTTCTTTGCGTAGAACAGCCTTACGCTGAGGTGTGAGCCTCTCTCCTTTCCAAATATAATAGGGTTTTACACAGCACCCAGATGGGCACCCATTGGGTGCAAACCGGCACTTAGGGCAGCCTCGTCCGTTTTCGTATGACATGGCTATGTTACTTAGGTTAAATACTAAACCCTTAAGCTAGTTTCTGGTGACTTAGGGTTATAAAATTCATTAAAATTTGATAATTCAAAGACCTCTTACCTTTGTTTTTTAAAAACAACTTAAGTGGAAGCCTCGTTTATTAAAAAGTAAGGACAATGAGCGAAAGTATTCAGAAACTCACGCACGTGGAACATATCTTGAAGAGACCTGACTCGTATGTTGGCCCTGTGTCTCGTGTTGGCGAGCAATATTGGGTCAAAGAAGGTGAAGGTTTTGAAAAGAAGACTGTCATCTATGCGCCAGCACTTCTCAAGATTTTTGACGAAATTCTTGTTAACGCGATCGACCGTAATTCACTCCATCCGAAACAGGTAACGTCAATCTCCATCAACATCGACCGAGAGAAGGGTGAAATCAGTGTTGAGAACAATGGACCTCTCGGGGGTATATCGGTAAAGGAACATGAAAAGGAAAAAATTTGGAATCCGGAACTCACGTTTGGGCATCTTCTCACGAGTACCAACTACGATGATTCGCAACAGCGTGTCGTGGGTGGTAGAAATGGGTACGGTGCAAAGCTCGCGAATGTATATTCAAGTAAATTCTCCATCAAAATCAAGGATTCTGAAAACAAGACGACGTACACACAAGAGTGGACGAATAACATGAAGACGTGTGGAAAGCCAAAAATGCGTAGTTACGCGGGGGCGACCTCGAGTATATGCATCACATTCACACCGGATTGGTCTAGGTTTGGTATGAAAGAGATGGACGATTACATTTTCAAAATCTTTGAAAAGCGGGTCTACGACGCAAACATCTGTACCACACCGGGGTGTAAAGTCAAGTTTCAAGGGGAGGTAATTCCAAAGACGAACTTTGATAAATACGCCAAAATGCACACAAAATCTGATGAGATTTGCATGTTTACATCGAGTATGTGGACTGTATGCATTGCACCATCGGACGATGGGTTTGAACATGTATCATTTGTAAATGGTATATGTACGGCAAAGGGTGGAAGTCACGTGGATCATGTGGCGAATACACTCGCATCGAATATCATCGATGAGATGGCGAAGAAGATCAAGCTTAAACCACAACAGGTAAAAAATACATTCATGGTGTTCGTAAAAGCAACACTCGTGAACCCGACATTCAGTAGTCAGGTCAAATCCGAGTGTACGCTCAAACCACAAGAATTTGGGAGCAAATTTGAACCTACGAAGAAGTTCATAAAGGAGATTCTCAAGACGAATGTTCAATCGGAATTGATGGCACTCTCCAAATTCAAGGAACTGAAAGAGCTTCAAAAGACTGATGGCGCGAGAAAGTCTAAAATAACTGGTATCCCAAAGTTGGATGACGCAAACAAGGCGGGGACGCAACAATCTGAAAAGTGTACGCTCATCATCACAGAGGGTGATTCCGCTAAGTCTCTCGCGGTCGCCGGTCTTTCGGTGGTTGGAAGAGATTATTATGGCGTATTTCCACTTCGAGGAAAGTGTAAGAATGTGAGAGACGCGTCGGTCAAACAACTCACAGAGAACAAGGAGTTCAGTGATCTCAAAAAGATTCTTGGTTTGCAACAAGAAAAGGTATATACGTCACTCAATGATCTCCGATATGGTAGACTCATGATTATGACTGATGCCGATACCGATGGGAGTCACATCAAGGGTCTCGTGCTCAACATGATTCATTACTTCTGGCCGAGTTTACTTGACCTAAATTTTGTGGTGAGTATGGTCACGCCTATCATCAAAGCGACCAAAGGGTCTCAAACAATGTCGTTTTACACCGATTCTATGTTTAGACTATGGTATGGAAATGGAAAGTCTGGATGGAAGATTAAGTATTACAAGGGTCTCGGTACCTCTACATCTGCCGAAGCGAGAGAGTATTTCAAGAATATTGAAAAGCTCACGGTCAAGTTTGACACGGATGAAAAGACGGATGATTCCGTGGTACTCGCATTTGATAAAACAAAGGCTGATTCTCGTAAGACGTGGCTCTTAGAAAGCACCGAAAAGGAGAGTTCAGAGCTTGAAATCCCATATGGAAACGTTGAAAGAATCAATATCACAGAATTCATTCACAAGGATCTGGTAAATTTCAGTCTTGCGGATTTGAAGCGATCCATCGCACACGTGTGTGATGGTCTCAAGCCTTCTCAAAGAAAGGTCATGTACTCGTGCTTCAAGAAGAATTTGACGAATGAAATGAAGGTTGCGCAGTTGGCTGCGTATGTCGCAGAAACATCGGCGTACCATCACGGGGAGGTGTCTCTCGCAGATACGATCGTAAAATTAGCACACAATTTTACGGGTTCAAACAATATCAATCTCCTCGAACCGTGTGGTCAGTTCGGTACGAGACTCATGGGTGGTAAAGATGCGAGCCAAACGAGGTACATCTTTACGAAGCTCACGAAAGATTCGAGAAAACTCTTCGATTCACGGGATGATGCGGTACTCAAATACCTTGACGACGATGGGCGTCCGATTGAACCTGAATATTATGTACCGATTTTACCGACCGTTCTCATCAATGGAACAGAGGGCATCGGTACTGGATTCAGTTGCTACGTTCCACCATTTAATCCAAAGGACATCTGTGAGAACATAGAACGAGCTATTTCTGGACAGTCTCTCAAGGAGATGAAACCGTGGTTTGACAAGTTCAAGGGTCGTGTTTTCAAGAATGAGGATGGACTTTGGATTACAGAGGGTGTATGGTCAGGCAACAGCACGGGAACGAATCTCAAGATTACAGAACTTCCACCGGGGCGTTGGACACAGGACTACAAGGAATATTTGGATGGACTCACAGAGAAAAAGGTCATCTCCGGATTCGTGAATAACAGTACGACCGAAAATGTGGATTTCACAATCACGGGATACAGAGGGAAGAATCTCATCAAAGATTTTAAGCTCCAAAAATCGTTTCACGTGAGTAACATGCACCTGTTTCATCCGACCAAGGGTATCAAGAAATATGAAAGTCCAGAAGACATTTTGGTCGATTTCATCGAAGTGAGAATGCACACATACAAGAAACGAAAGGAACATCTCATCGCCGTTCTCAAAGAGAAAGCCAAGAAGCTTGAGAATATGTCTCGTTTCGTGGATGCGGTGATTAATGAACGTATCACTGTCTTCAAGAGAAAGAAGAGTGATCTCGAAAGTGAGATTTCAAAATCATACGATACAATTGATGGGTCATACGACTATTTGCTCAACATTAAGACATACCAATACACGAAAGAGGCTGTACAATCACTCATGGAAGATACACGAAAAGCGACTGAAGAATTGAAAATATTGGATGCGACCGCACACTTGGACATGTGGAAATCGGATTTAAAAATATATAAGCAATAAGTAGTATGTGTGATAGATCCGGACCAGACACGGGTGCCTCACTTTGTTTGACTGCTATAGGTGGTCAGGACACATATCTTCTAGACAAAGAATCACTCTTTAAATATGATCCAAGGCAACACTCTGAATTTAGAAAGTTTCATAGGAGTTTTAATATAAACAAGCCATCTAATGCTTCACCAAAATGGCCATTTGGCGAAACCGTGAAAGCGTCATTTAATCCAATGAATATGGGGGATCTTTTGTGCAACATGTACATACGAATAAAGTTACCAGGTCTATCGAATACAGATTATAATTATGCCGATAAAGTGGGCAAACACTTGTTCAAAAGTATCACAATGCGCGTAGACGAAACCGTCATTGAAATATACAAAGATGACATAGGATTCATTTATGATGAATTATATTTGGATCACGCGGAGCACATTAGTAGAGATTACACAGATAATAGATTTTTAAACCGAGAAACGATATTATCAAATCAACTCAAACTATTAAGACTCAATGAAACATTTGTTTATGTACCTATACCATTCTTTTTTTCAAGAAGGTATGAGTCTTCGGATTACGAGACAAACGTTCACAATCGCCCATACTTTCCTTTGTGTGCTATGAACAAACAAAAGCTTGAGTTCGATATAGAATTCAGACCACAAACATTTTTTACGGATGAGCCGTATTACGATGCCACTACCCAACTCGGTAAAGATTTAACTTTATCCAGTTTTGATATAGTGACAGAAGAAATAGTAGTCACTCAAGAAGAAAGACTGTTTTACATGTCTTCTAAGTATGAAATGATAACCGATATATTTAACACACATCCCAAAGCCGATACAGAACCCGGTAAGGACAAATTCAAAATTGAACTTGCTCCACAGGGTCGGGTGAAAACACTCCACTTCTTCTTCAGAAACAAATTATTTGAAGATGAAACAATTGCGAGTAACGCCTCGGTATTAACTAATAGCGCACAACTTACCCAAAACACACACTATTATCACAATCGTTTCAATCTTACACCACTCCCATCATACACGAAAGCAAACGATTCAGTATCAAATGACATAGCAATAAACGCAAAACTATCGATAAACGGTGAAGATTTACCAAACATAAACAATCCAGATTCACACTATTACAGGTATCTCACCACATTAAATCACAAATTCCATGGGACGCCCAGAAATATATACACATATAGCTTTTCTATGAATCCACGTAACGTAGATCCATCAGGGAGTCTCGACTTTACTAATATCAAAAACAATAGAACCACTCTCGAATGTACTCTTAACCCGTATCACGGTACAAACGAAGAATTCACGTGTCATATATACTACTCAACCTATACCACTCTCACA